GGACTTCCCCCCTCCCCCCGTCTCCGAAAAAACGTCCTGCATGCACAGGATATATTACGCTCTACAACGAGCCTACCATATGTAGTGCTCGTCCAAGCGTCAGCGTAGGCTCGACACAATGGGCTTGTAACCTGACGTGTTAGACACAATCACCTAGATATATTACTGCCTGCTAGAAACTCTAGCGGACATCTCACAACCTTACCGAAAGGGTACTGCCATGCGTTACGAACTATCCGAGCTTTACATAGCTCTCGGCCAAGCTTACGACGAATACCGAATCGGCGTAATCTCTCACGACCAATACGAACGTATTAGTGTCGCTATCTACGACATCATTGCTCCTATCGAGGTACAACTCGAAATCGAGCGTGAGCAACAGGAATACGAAATCCCAACTGACCAAGACTGGTGGGAAATGATTGGATGCTAACCACGGCGTGATATATCACGTTCTATTACGTACTTTGGTGGCGGAGGTGCTGTCACCAACAACAACCACATATTCACGGAGTCCACAATGCCACAGCTCATTTGTCTCGTACCTCGCCTGCCTATCGACGTATGGACAGGCTACCACATGGTTTTGTATAAATATGCTCAACCATACGACGCACTTCCATTTCACGACCGTCTACAACTTGCTGACGCTATGTGGGACTATGCAACAGACTGCATCAGTCGTGCTATGCGTATTCGCAACCACGTTCGTGAATACCAACCACACAACGCAGACAACCTAACAGCTGAAGCAGATGAATGTGAAATGATGCACACATTCATTCACACAAAAATGCTTCAAGAGTTTCCTGACGAACTGCGTACACTCATCGGTGACGAACCAGACGATAATCCAGACCCTGACGATTATCGTGACGACGACGATAACTGGCATGCCGATGACGAAATCGACGAAGATTGCTATCGTTTCCCACACCAATAACCACGGAGTCTATCATGAACCTCGACCATATTATCATCGCTTGCAACATCGCACTTGTTGTACTGTATTCAATTGTCATTGGCGACATCATTCGCCGTACAGTCAAATTCGCAATCTTCCTACTCTCAGAAAGGTTGGTGTGATATGCTTGCCCTCATGCTTGCTATCAGCTTGTATCAATACGACATCCGACGTACTGGTACATACCCAGGTTCTGACAAAATCGACATTGTTGTCGAGTGTGTTCCTTTCAATCAACAACGTTCATAACAACCAATACAACGGAGTCAATCATGCCACGCCTCATCAACCAAGCCCCAACATGGAGCGAAGTTATCGCACGTCTCGAAGAACTCGACGACATTATCATGTTCAACGATGCCAAAATCGACGACTATGCTAACAGCAATAGTCTCTACGACATAGGTCAAATCGACGCCATCGTTCACGACCTCAATGTTGCAAAGTACATGCTCGCTCTTCTCGACCTTGACATCGACCGCCACAGCAAATCACCTGTCAAGCGTCTGCTACACAACCGTGTCGCCTTGCTACTTGACTTTGTCAAAGAATGTGAGGTACGTAACAACTCACTCTACGGTGTTCTCGCTCAAACAACAGGTCATGTTCGCGAACCACAATACGCAATACACCCTGCTGACTTTCCATTCTAACGTTGTGCCAATTACGGCGTAGTCTGTGTTCTGCGCCGTTGTGGGCATAATATATTACGCCCTGCATACGGAGTGTCCGTGTGCATTTTTTCATTTTCTTTTAGGAGGTTTGCCATGAGTGCAAACATCAATATCTCTCAAGTTGCCAAGACGGCATCTTTCTCACCAGCATTCGGCGAATCTGTCGATGCTATCATTGCGCGTGAATTGCAGTATCGTACTGCCAAAGCTCGCGAAACAAGCGACGGTATGTTCGTCGGTGTTCTCAATCTCGACACCAGCGACATCAAGTTCGTCGAAGAGCGTGTTGTTGTTCAGTATGCGCTCACGACATTCCTCTTTGCACACGGTGCGCAAGACGAAAACGGCAGACCAAAACTGTTCTCTCCAGTTACTGTGCCGTTCCACCTTGCCGAAGATGGTACACCAACCACTCAGCTCCGCGTGTTCTTCTACCGTCCGCAGGCCAAACCTGACGACAAGCGCATCCCTGCGTCAACCGTCATGATTCGGTGTGAGCCAGTCGGCACTGTCTACAAGTTCGACGTTGACAGCGTGTACGCACAGCAAGCCGTCACAGCGTAACCAACAACCGCCTTCGGGCGGTTTTTTTTGAACCGCAGATCCTTGTAAGTTGTGTGTTGTAGCTCGCCGCTTAACTCAACCCTTTTCCCATATACATTGCGTGACAAATGCAAGATCCTACTTTCGTCTACTATGTTGGGCACAATAATGCCTCCATTTACACAGACATTTCTGAGCTACCTAAAACATTTAATATCGGTGATTCATATATGCGCGTAAAAGTATTGCCCGTTATCATTAACGATAGGCAATACACGTTTGAGTCTAATGTAATTCTTGATCCAATTGACACAACTATATCCCCCTACACCATCGGTAAGTGTACTGCTCACATGCTATGTAGCTTACATGGTCATACACTCCAACTAAACATATCGCCATCAACACCAATGCAAATCCCTATTGGTATTAACGACAGCGTTAATGCTGTTATGAATCAGCTCAACGATCTTCTAGATCAAATGCTCGACGATCTAAAAGACATGGCAATGGTAAGCAATGTCATGGCCGTTGAAACGCCTACTACTAATTTCCCTGAACAATCTCTCAACTGATGGAACAAAATCGCCAGGCATTGCTAGCTTCATGGCTTGACAATACCCACACCCATAAGACTGCTGATAAGCAGGGACTACTTGCTTTTCTTAAGCATTGGTTCCCTGACTACTACAATAAAGATTGGGCAGCACATCATTTTGACATGACTAAAATCCTGTTTGAGATGTTCCGTCCTAACAAAGAGTCTCGTGTTGAACGTCAGGGTTACTTCATCATTCACCGTGAAGCAGCTAAGACTACGCTGTCCTCATTTGGTTTCCCCAACTATTTCATATGGCTTAAAGGTTACTCACCATATGTAAGGTACGAAGCAGAAGGGTGGGAAGGATCTGATAGACATGACTATGATATAGTGAAGCTACCGCCTATCAACGAGCCTGTTATCCTCATTTTGTCCGAGACTGCTACACAGTCAGAGTACTTTGTAACAAACATCAAAGACAACATCGACACACACAAAGGACTACGTAAGTTCTTTGGCAATAAAGATCCACAAATCATTGAGCAAGAAGAAGATGAAGACACAGTTAGGGGGACTAAGATTTGGAGGAAGAATGCTTTTCGGACTAATGACGGTACGATGGTGGTCGGCAAAGGAGCAGGCCAGCAAATACGTGGAACGAACTTTTTCGGTAAACGTCCGCATCTTGCGTTTGTCGATGACATGTACTCTCGTAACAATACGAAGACGGAAGCTCGACTTAAAGATCTTAATAGGTGGTTCTTCGCCGAGCTATCAAATTCGCTGGACAATGAAAAAGGCAAGCTATTTTTTCTAGGCACTATCGTACACCCTGATACGGTTGCACAGCAGATACAAGGTAGTGACCAATGGTTTGGATTAAATAAACCTATCATTGGCCTTGAAGAACTGCGTGATGTACTCGATAAACACTGCGAGCTCAAGCATGGTAAGGTACACATACCCAGCAAGGAAAAGTGCAAAGAGATACAAGCTACATTGACCACGATGTCATGGCCTCAGAAGCATACGTTGCACTACATCCTATCACTGTACAAACGTGAATGGGAACAGGGCAACATCAAATACTTTTACCAAGAGTATCTCAACATATCAGAAGCACCTGAAGAAGCTAAGTTTGATCGTAATAAACTTAAGGCTGTTGACTTTGGCTATGACGCTGCCGGACTACTGACCTTCACATATAACGACGTATTGTATAAGGCTATCGCCGACCCGACTATGGTCGTTGACGTAGCTTCATCAGAGAAATCTACCGCCGATGATTCTGTTATTGCTGTTACTGCTTACGTAAATGCAATAGGACAGAAGACAGGTAGTGATAAGCTAATTGAAAAAACATTCCCAATTATCTTACACCTCGAAGGTGGACGTGGTTGGGGTATCTATGAAGACTCACGTAACCCACGCTTTGTACGACCTGGCATTGTCGATCAAATGGTACGCATTAGTCAGATAATCCCAATCGATAAGATGTATATCGAGT